TTTTACTTGTGACCCACAAGAGCCTCAGTATGGAAATGACTATGGTGAATCTCAAATTTGGCACGAGCATAAGACTAAAACTTTTTTCTTTGATTATGATACTGGTGTACTATGCTGTACTCCTAATAATAAGATGAGGATATGGAATAGTAGTCTTACTCCTAAAGACAGAGACAGTGGAAGTTGGCTAAGAGTATATAGAGAAACTCCAGAAGTTATGAGTCACGAAGAAGATCAGTTCCTAGGAGACACAGACAGATTTGATTACAGCGAAAAATAAAAATTAATACAATGATAAAATACGAAACAGTTGTATTAGCTAAAAAACTAGGATATGATGATGTATTTACTTTACCAAACTTACAAGATTGGCTAAGGGAAACTCATAATGTATACATAGTTATAGAACCTTATAAACAAAAAGGTCACTATAAACACTACTCTGTACAATGGGTAGATGATAAATTTGAATATATTAAGACTGTAGACCTTGAGGAAATAAATTATCATACACTTCTAGAACAGCAAATACAACACTGTTTAAAATATTTAACAGATGGAGAATAAAGAAGTAAACCTTTCAGATGTAAATAGAGTAGAAATTATAAACCATGGGGATAATAAATATCCCTATGGTAATTTTCTTTCTATACACACCAAGTCTGTCTCAAGATTTAGTCAAGTAAAGACTTTAGAATTTTCAGTACAAGACGAAGGTAAAACATTAAAAATATTTATGAAATGATTATAGGAATATCAGGAAGAATAAACTCAGGTAAAGATACTGTAGGTAAGATTATAAAACTAATAAGACTACTAAACAGAGCTGATACTAAAGAGTTGCTAATAGAATACGAACACTTTGAAAGAAATAACTTATGGGATGTAGTAAAGGGACCTGGTTCCTTTGAAATCAGAAAGTTTGCAGACAAGCTAAAGGATATGACTTGTGTACTATTAGGTTGTACAAAAGAGCAACTAGAAGATAGAGAGTTTAAAGAAAAAGAATTAGGAGAAGAATGGAACTACACCTTTTACAACATTAGAGATAATGAAGGAGGTATGTTAGATAATCATCTATCAGAAGAAGATGCAGAAAATGATTTATCTTTCTGGGATGAAAACATTAACATTGCCCATCCCCCCTATATTGAAAAAGTAGAGCAAAGATTAACTCCTAGACTACTACTTCAATTATTAGGTACAGAATGTGGTAGAAAAATTATACATCCTAATATTTGGGTAAACTCTTTAATGAGTGAATACAAACCAATAGAAAATTCTAACACAGTATACCCTAACTGGGTAATTACAGATGTCAGATTTCCTAACGAGTTAAGAGCTATAAAAGAAAAAGGTGGTATTACTATAAGAGTTAACAGACCAAATTTACCACAGTTTACTCACCTAAGTGAGATAAGTCTTAACTCAGCAGAATTTGATTACACCATTGACAACAATGGAACTATTGAAGAATTAATTGAAAAGATAAAAAATTTAAAAATATGGGAAGATATTATGACGGAGATATAAATGGAAAATTTATGTTTGGGGTACAATCAAGTACTGCAGCAGATAGATTTGGTAGTCCTTATTCAGAACCAAGCTATGTAGACTACTACTTTGACGAAGACCAGTTACCTACTATAAATGCAGAGTTAAATAGTTTACAAGCAGCATTTGATAAGGTATCTAAATTCATGGAAAAACACAAGACTTATTCAAATAAAATGCTAGAAGAAGCAAACATAAGTACTAAAGAATTAAGTGATTATGCAGACTATAGACTTGGAAAACAAATTAAAGACTGTATAGAAGAACAAGGTAGTTGCTCTTTTACAGCAGAGTTATAAGATATGGAAAAATTTTATGTAAATGAACAAGAAGAAGTAAGTGGTATTCGTACTACTACTTATCAAGTAGAAGCAAACTCATTAGAAGAAGCTATTAAGAAAATAGAAAAAGAAGACTTTTTAAACATAGACTACAGATCTGTGTCTATACAAAAGTCTGACCCTAAAACTAAGACATTCAAAAGAGTGTCGGCATTTTAGGGTAAAAAGAAAGGGGAGACTTTGACATCTCCCCTTTTTACAAGCACCAAAAAAAATTTGCGTTGCTCTGGCCTTTTAATTAGTAAACATTTTCATCATATCTAATGCTTCTTTAGGATTAAGAGTATACCCATTAATACCTAATAGTTTTAAACCTTTTATTTTCAATTTATTATCTCCCTTTTTAGCCATCCCAGACCTTCTCTCATAAGTTTCAAAAGGATCTGTTAACTGTATAAGAAGTCTCATAAGTTTTTCTACAACACTATAAGCAATTGTAGGTGTTCTAAACATTCTAAGAGTGTCTAGAGGATTAAAGTAGAACATCATTTCTGCTCTTACTCTGTAAACTAAATAGTAAGGATAATATAATAGACTATCGTCATCTTCATCATCAGTCATTTTTCCAAAGGCAAAGCTTAAAATCATTAAAGCAACTATAATACCCATTTCTGTTAGAGTCCTTTTAACATTTTCTTTTTCTAAAGATGTTAACTGAGATTCTGTTCCAGGAGTCAAAAACTTTCTTAATTCTGTAAAATCATTCAGCATTAAATTAGCAAAAGTTCTCCAGTAACCTTCTAACAATTCACCTGACTCTTGTTCTACTCTCATACCAGAAAATCTTCTCATAAATCCAGGTACAACAAATTTTCTATACATCATTAATAATTTTCCTACAGAGTATCTTTCTAATAAAGGAGAATCAAATGAATTGTATACACCATGCATATCTTTATTAATTCTATGCAAAGAACTTTGTACTTCAGGTATTACTAACTGATTACCTACTTTTTTACCATTAACTATAGTATTTGGGTCTATAGTTAATTTACCATCTTTTCCAATGGAATAAGCTTCTAATAAGTTTATTTGCTTACCATTTAAAGTAGCAGGAGTAGATAACATTTTAGCTATCATAGCTGTTACTTGAACTTGATGCTCTCCTTTATGTTGTAAATAAAACCAAGTGTCTTTACTCCAGGCTTTTTTCATAGCACCCATAGTAAGTTTTCTACCAAACTTGTCTTTATACTCTCCCTGTAAAGCATCATAAATATCTATTAGCTGTCCTAACTTAGACTTATTAACAGGGTTTGTAAAATCTTTAATAAAACTTACCTCATTCAGCTGATACTCTAATAAAGCTTTAGCCCAGTTTTTAGTATTAAAGTGCTTACCTGCTGCAGACTCAATTAGATTAGACAAGTTACCAACTACCACGTTAGCTGCAGATAATAAAGGACTACCACCTATTTGAGTAACAGATGCAAACCCCATCAAAGAGCCTACTATTTTGTTAGCATCTTTTCCATAAATTATTTCTCTTTTGCTGTTCTTGCCGTATATATGGTGAGCTATTAATTCTGTTAAAGCAAATTCTATATTACTTTGGCCTTCTTTTTTATCAGGTATTTCCATTCCTAATGCTTTAGCTGCTCTACTTAATACTTTTCCTGCAGTACCAGTTTCATTTGGTTTTGTTTTCTGCACAGTTCTAAGTAAAGAATCTCCTAAAGATTTTAATTCTACTCTAGCTTTATATTGTAAAGAAGCATCATAAAATCTCATAGTAGAAGCTCCTAAATCTAAAGATACATCTTCTATATCCATAGGTTGCATATAGGTCAAAGGTATAACTTTATTCTTTGCACCATACATTTCTATATCTTCTGAAACTTCTTGATAAGAACTACTAAATTTATATTTAAGATAATTTACTATTCCATTCTCCCTAACTCTGTCATTAGATACCTTAGCAATTGAAGGTACTTTAAAAGAAGTAGATAGATTTACTTCTGGATAATTTTGTAAAGCAGAAAAATGGTAATACATTAATAAATCATAATACTCTTTTTCTTGAGCAGTAAAATTATCTATAGTGTTATCTTTAAAATTTGCATTAGGCATAGACAACTCACCTTTAGCTGCAGCTGCTCTCATCCATCTATCAGTCTTTTGCTCATTACCTCTAAATATTTCAAGTCTTTCTGCTCTGATTGTTTCTAAACCTTTTATCATTACTACTGTTTCTTTAGTAATAGGATTAGTTACAGTTACATCTTGCATAGGAAGGTTAGTAGTATTATTTTTATACCAAGACTTTCTTACAGAAGAAATCTCATCTTGAGTAGCCCCAATCTCTTCCATTTGTTTTAGAGTTTCATAGAGTTCATTTCTAGCTAATCTATATTTTTCAAAATCAATATTTGATACATAGCTATAATGTTTTCCTACTACTTTGTAGAACTTTTTATTAAACTCAGCCACATTACCTTGACTAATACCTAAAGATTTCTGGTAGTCTCTGAACTTTTCAAATCCTTTTGTAAAATCCATACTTGCTTCCCAGCTAGTTATCCTAGCTCTTTCAAATGCCTGCTTTATTTTTCTAGTAAAATTGGCTAGTACTTTGCTAGGAGATTGTATAAAAGGTCTAACCCATAAATCCACAAAATCAATATCTTGCTCTGCTCCGTATAATAATTCTTTTTTGAAATCTTTAGCATCTAAACCACTTTGATCACCTAATTTTTCTATTAGATTTTTCAAATTAGTTATCTTATTTTTTTGACGAACTAATACTCTTTGAGGTTTACCATCTTTTTTACTTTGTTCATATACTCCTTGAGCAGCTTCTAATTGTTTCTTTAGTTTTTTTATCTGCTCTTTTACTGCTGCAGAAAGTTCAGCAGATTGAGGACTAGCATCAGCTAGTACTTGAGCTTGTAAATCTACTAATAAATTGTTTATGTTATTCTTTTCAGTAGTAGACTTAATAATTAACTGGTTAAGCTTATCCAAAGTACTTCCTTCAAATACTTCAATTGCTTCTTCCATTACTAATCTATCATATATCTCTTTTATTTCGTCAAATACTTTATCATAAAGATACATAGTAGACTGCAACTCTTCTGCTCTTTTTAACTTTTCTTCTATAGAATCTTTACTTTTAATCAAAAATTTGATGCTATCAGAATATCCATAAAATTTACCTTCTTCCCCCTCAAATTGAGTAAAGGCATCATCAACAAATGCCTCTACAGCTAATAAAGGTTCCATAGTCTGTAGTCTATCTATTAACTCTTCTACAAAGAAATCAGTCTTTCCTGAGTTCTTAAGCTCTATAGCTTTATTCTTTAAAGTCACTAGGATTTTCTCCATTAAAGAGTTGTATCTAGCATCTTCTCTAAAAGTACTTTTCTCAGAAGTTTGTACAGCTAAAGGTCTTACAAAGTTTAAGTTAGGAGTAAGTTGTACTATATCTTCAAATTCCACATCTTGAACTTCTCCCAAGTCTTCTCCTTGTTCATCTAAGTTATCTAATTTTACTGGTAAAATATCAAGCTTAGGAGATACTTGAATTCCTAAAGAGTGAGCTAATCCTTTATAAGAACTCATAGAAGCAGTATGTCTCTTCTTCTTACTAATCTTATAAGAAGTATATTTATCTCCATGCACTGAGTTTATAGAGCTCTTTAAATCTACTATATGTAAAACTCCTTTTTCATCTACTAAAGCAACATCTAAAGTACCTGCTACTCCTCCCCCCTCTACATCTGGGTTACCAATAGTCATTTGAGGTAATACAATATATCCTTGCTCTTTTTTCTCCTGAACCCAGCCATTAAAGTAATCATATACTTTCTCTATTACTTCATCTTTGATTAGAGCACCATCTTCATAAGTCTCTGCTTTACTTCTAATAATATTTTTTAAATCTTCATCTAGTTCTTTCTCTAAAATAACAGCAGTTAAAATCTCATCTATTTGATTACCCCAACTTCTATTTTTAGTGTAGTCATTGTTGGTATCTTCAAAAGCATAATCTGGAAAAGTCTCTTGTATCCAGTTGGATACTCTTTTGTACAAATTCCCAGATTTATCAGAATAATTAACGCCATCATCTGTCAAAGAAAAAGATTTACTTTCTAGCATTAATTTACTAGCTACTTCTTTTTGTTCTTTAGTTATGTTTTCTCCTGTAAATTGAGAAGTTAATATATTATAATCCTCTTGAGAAAGTTCATTATATCTTTCAGAAATTACTACTTGTCTAGTGTCAGTAACCATAGTACCTAACATCAAACCACTTAGCTTTACAGCTTCTCTTAGAGCTGAAGACTCATTTGAAAACCCTAATATATCTAATAAACTATTTATAAGTTTTGTTAACCAGCTCTCATTATTGTTATTTTCTATCTCAGGTTTAATACCAGCTAAATACTCTTGTACTTCTTTGTTTGTATATAAAGCAGTGACAAATTCTTCTACGCTCTCTGCAGCTTGTCCTAACTCTACACCATCTTTAATTGCTTGTTTTCTAACCCTCTCCCAAAGAGACATAAATCTCATTATATTTGCATACTCTTTTCCTTTAAACATTGAAGGGTTTTCTCTGTATGCTTTGAATATTCTGACAGTTCCTGCGTGAATTAATTCATGTAGTAAAGTACTTTCTAAGTTTGTTGCTTGCCTAGAAACTCTAATTACATTTCTAGCTCCATCATAAACTCCATTTACAGAAATAGGATTACCATCTTCGTCATTTTCTACAACATCATCTTGTACTACTATAGTAAGACCTTCTGGAATATGTTTTTGAATAAGCTTTAAAACATACTTAACTATTGGACTAGCTCCTTTATTAACTTGGTCTAGTACTTGTCTAAGAGTAAGCTCTGTAGGTTCCTGCCCTATCTTCTCACTCTCTCCTTTAAGTACTTCAGTATCACTATTAAAAGATTTTAGATTAACTCTAGCATCTGATCTCTTTTTTGTTTGAGCAGGTTTCTGAAATTGTCTTTCACTACTTCTTCCTTCGCTAATTACTTTACTACTAATTAAACTTCTAGGGTATTTTTTAGCTACTTCTTTAAGTCTTGCTATTTTAGTATTAATTAATGCTTGTTCTGTGTATTCTTTTTTACTATCATCTATACTTTCATAATACATATCTAATGCTTCATTACGAGACAGTATATGAGGATTTCCAGACTCTTCTTCCCATAGCCACTTATCTTCCAATTTAGTAACAAAACCATTTTTAACTTTAAATCCTTCTTCAGGTAAAATTAAATTTTCTTTATTTGGTTTATTTAGTAGTTCACTCTTAACACTCTCAATACTTGTAGTATTTTCTTTAGTTTTAGTTGGTTCAACACCTTCATAGCTTTCTATAACATAACTCTCTTGAATAGTATAGGAATCTTTACTTATTCCATAAGCCGTCGCCATAAAATCAATGTAAACTTCAGCTTCTTCTAAAGTATTTGTTGTCCTTAACTCGTTATCATTCAAGATAACAGTAAATGTTTTTTTACGTATTCCAGTATTTTTACTAATCTCAGGTTTAACTAGCTTACCATATTTTGTATCTAATATGCTATTAATAGAATTAACAAGTTTTTTAATTTCATAAGGTACATCTACATCATACTCTAGTCTAAAATTAGTATTAGTTAATTCAATACCTAATTCATTATGCCCATGACTTTTTTCGTTTATAATATCAGTCAGATTAGGACTTACTTTAGAGATATTATGAAGAGCAGGTGCTTTAGTATGAGATACTCCAAGTAACTCAGATTTTTTATCTTTAGACACTTTTTCACCAGCATCCCAAACACTTCCACTATAGACATCACCAGTTGCAGCCCATAATATATCTTCTGACTTAGGATATATTGCAAATCTTACAGAAGCTTCTTTCTCTAAGTGTGCTACTCTTTCATCAATAGGTTTAGTAAAGGCTGATATAGAAAATTTACCTCCAGCTTTTTTATTATCTTCAATATGTTGTAATAAGTTTTGTAATAATAAATCTAATTCTAAAGCACTAAAAGCACCAATAGCAGAATAAAACCCTTGTCCTCTTGAATAAACTTCTTCAGGATTATAAACAATATTGTTCTCTTTTTTCCAAGTTTCTATTATTTCTTTAGATTGTTCAAAAGGTTTATTTTTTTCTATGAAATTATCAATACTATTAATGCCAGCATCAGACATTAAAGAATTATAAAAATCAATTTGGTCGCTTGTTAATTGTTCGTATATTTTTTGACTTTTAGTATTATCTATAAAAGTAACAGTTAAAATTATACCTTTTACTTCAGTATCCCATTGACTACTAATATGTTTTATAGGTTTATTTGTAATAGGGTCTAATGGTGCTTTACTATTAATCTTAACATCACTTAGATCAACATCTTTACTTTCTTTAAACAGCTTACTAATATGATTACTAGCTTCTTGATATGTAGCATGTTTAATTCCATCAGGTGTAGTATATTCAACTCTGCTTCCAGGAAGTATAATCTTACTATCGGTATAAGCAAGTAAATTAGCTAAATCATTTAATGTCATATCAGCAGATAATTTATCTATTTCTATTTCTTTAGAGCTAAATAAACTTCTCATATATTCAGTCATTTGTTTCAACAACTGTCTAAGTAAGCTAATAAGATTTTTATTTTCTTTAGTTTCTTTTATTTTACCTGCTGTTAATTCACCTAATAATTGTACTAATGCTTCTTCTTGCTGCTCTTCTAATGTATATTCATCATTGCTATATTTAGCTAACTCTTTTTCAGCTTCTTCTTTAGTATCAAAAAACCCTGAAAATAACTGAAAACCATCACTATCCTCCGAAATAATAGTGTAAGATCCATATCTTTTACCTACACGTTTTGTATTTTCTTTAATAGTGTAAGTTTCCTTAACTCTATCTAATACTTCTTTACCATAACCTATTTCAAGTTCTTTTAATAAGTTTTGGTATAATTCAGAAGAATCCTTTTTAATAGCTCTAATAGTAGGGTGTCCCACTATTTCATGTATAGGAGTATCTAAAGTAGCTTTAGCTAAATTGATTACAGAAGTTTTACCTTCATTATATCCTGCATAATCTTTAGTTAAATCAGATTCAAATCTAACTTCTCCACCAATTCTAGCAGCCATTCTTGCAGCTAAATCTCTAATACCAAATTCAGATTCTTTTAAATTATCATTGATGTATCCTTTTTGATATTGCGTATTAATTTGTTCATTAATATTTCTAGACCTAACCTCTGAAAAAGTCTGGGATTTAAACTTTTGACTATCTTTAAATTCTTTAAGTTCAGAAGCTTTAGGTAAGTAGGTTTCTTCATTACCTGTTACTTTATTAAACTTCTTAATAATTAAGTTAAGCTCTAAATCATTAGAACCTAAAGAATTTTTTAAATCCTTGTATTCCTGTAAATTTCTGTTTATACAACTCATTTTTTATAAGTATTTTTCTACATAGTGGTCGAAAACTAACATATCAGAAGTTAGTTTATATTGGTCTAATAAATCTAGGGCTTTACCAATTTCTTCATCTTGTTCTTTACAGAATCTTAATGCTAGTTCTTGCAAAGAAGGTTTCTTAAGTACTGTAGCTAATTCATACAACTTTTCACATTGTCTAGTAATTTCTAATTCATGCTCTAAAGTTTTTTCTAATACATCTCCACAGCAAGTAAATTCCATTACAGGAGATTGAATAGGTTTTAAATTAGGAGTAATGTTATAGTTAGTCAAATAATCTATTGCCCATTCTGCATGTGCTCTTTCTTCTTTTGCATATTTATTATATAAATCAGATGTATTAGCATATCCTTTAGTCTTTAACCATAGAGACATATATTTATACAATCTAGAACTATACTCTTCTTGATTTATGCGATGATTTACTACATCTATTATTTTTTCGTTTAATAATTTATTTTCCATTTTATTTTATTTAAAACATTTTGTTATTTCTTCTTCAACTTCTCGAGGAGACAGCCCTAAACTATCTGCCCAGTCCATTAATTTTCGTTGTTTTTGCATAGGATTATTTGTTGATTCAAAAATATTATTCTCAACTAATACTTTAGAATATTTACCTGACAATTTACTAAATAAATTTCTAGCCTCAGGAGAATTTCTATCTATTTTAGTAGCAGGTGTAGAAGATGTCTCAACCTCACTATCTTGTTGTGCTGGTTTTTCTTCAGATTTTTTCACTTCATTTTCTTTTAAGAATTGGTCTGCTAAAGATGCATAATCAGTTCCTGAAGCACTTCCTCCTTCAGTTGTAGAAGTCTCTTCTGTCACTGCAGGTTCAGAATACTTTAACACATTATCAATAGACCACATATAAGGCAACACTTTCTCGTTGTAACCAAATTGTCTAGTCCTAACATACTGCGAAGATACAGAATCTAACTCGAAATCCAAAACATCTTTAGTAGAATCTTCAACTAATTTTGCATTTTCTATACTTTCATCTATATTATTTGTAAAATAACCTTTGTAAGTAAGCTGAGTGTTATTAATAAAATCTCTTACTACAAAATGACCTTTTAGAGTAGGGTGGAAAGAAATAGTTTTACTTATTCTATATGTTCCAGCACCTTTTCCACCATTAATTTTAAGTACAGTTGGGTTAGTAATTGTATGAGCTCCAAAATTAAACTTTATACCGTGAGACTTTAAAATAGTAGAGATAAGATTCTTGTATTCTTTTTTATCCTCGTCTTCTATATTTTTCATATTAGTAACAGAGTGAAACTCCACTACTCCAGAGTCTATATCTTTAAAGAAAACTCTAGAATTCTTTTTGTTATCTTCTGAAATGTCAGTGCTTAATTCTTCAATTCTATCAGTAGCTTCTTTTATAATTTTAAAAGCTGTAGCGTTATCTATAAAATTTAAATTAAACTCATTACTTTTCATTAAGGAGAACATCAAAGAAGTTTCATACTCAAATTGTTGCATAGGCATTCCTAGTAATGTTTCTATTTCTGCTTTACCTACTCCGTAAGGATTTAAAGTACTAAGATAATCTTTTAATTTTATAAGTCTATCATTAGTTTTAGTTAAGAAGTAAGGGTCAATGTATCTTACATAAGAACCATTTTGGAAAGTTAGTCCATTCTTAACCATTAAATAACTGATAAGTTTAGGGAATAAACTATCAATGTCTTTATCTCCCTTTTTATTTCTACCTATGATACTTAACTCAGCCATTAACTCTGCTACAAAACTAGGGTTGCTACTAGTCCAAGAGTCAATCTCTACATCATACATAGTTCTATTAGAAGTCTCAAACTTAATAGGTTTAACTAATAGGTATTTTAAGAATTTGTTATTAGGATATTCTTCTCTAAGTTTGTCTATTGTTACTTTGATAGATTTGTCAAATAATACTTCAGGGTTTAAATTTAAATGGCTACCCATTAATCTAGAAACCACAGCCTCATTTACTTTAAAAGCATTATCTGCAAATCTCATATAGTTTTCTTTAAATCCTTGTGTAACAGTATTTACTATGGATTTAAAAAATCTAGACTTTGAAATAAAGAATGAGTCAGAATTTTCTAACAAAGCTGCTGCAGCTTTTACTTCTTGACCTAAAAGGGTATTTGTAAATAAATTTAATATTTCACTAGGGCCTGACTCTTCTGATTCTTTTATTTCTTTAATTACAAAATTATTTATATCATTAGTGTTCTTCTCAGGATCTTTTTTCACAACTTCTAAACCTAATGTTTTTAAAGGCTCTTCTAATTGTATTTCCTCAAAGCTGGATTTAAACCCTTTTATTAAGGAAGACAGTTGAGCCATAGGTGTTACGAAGTCAGTAGAAAAATCTTGAGCATTTAAAAAAGCATCTACAACTGCTAATTGTATTGAATAGTTTTCTAACATTTCTTCCTTAGAAATACTTCCTTCTTCTACATTTAAGATAGAGATTAATTTTTCATAAAATTCATTAGTATTTTCTATTACTTTAGAATCAAATCCTTTACTTTCAAAAGCTCCAATTTCATTTTTACTAAATCCTTTTTTAGATAAGAAAGAGTTTATAATAATACTTCTCATAGCTACTTTCTTATCCTTACTATCTTTAATTATTTTAGAATACTCTTCAGCTTTTTTAGTCTTAATATTAGAGTCTAGAATACTTTTAATATTATTTAACTCAGCTACCATTTCTTGTGCTGCAGCTGTTAACATTATTTCTGGACTAACTCCTTGTCCAATTTCTGATAATACTATATTCAATATACTAGGAGTAAGATTAAATACAGCAGCATCTTGCTCATTAGCATTATCTGTCATATTAGAAAGAAGAGCTGAAATAACATCATTAATTCTTACTTCTTTTTTAGTTTCTAAAGATAATACTGTATCACTTCTAAAACCATTTCCTTTGAAATAACTACCTCCAGAAAAATTAGCTTGTCTTAATTTTTGAAATAAAATATTAAATAAAGCTGCTGGTCCAATGTTTTCAGCACCTACTAAAATATTTCTTCTTGACCTTCTTTTAAAATTTCTAGAAAAAGAATTCTTTCCTGACTCAACTGAAACTTTCCCTTCATTTTCAAGCCTAGTTCTAAGGTCTTTAATAATAGTCATACTAGCAGGTGTAGCTGCAATTTTCTTATTACCTTCGTTACTGGCAAGTTGAGTCTCTAATCTATGTAATAAGTTGTTAGTTTCTTTTTGGTTTAAACCTTTTATCTCAGAAAAGTTTTTGCCTTTATAATTCTTCAAGTTGTCTCTAACTTGACCTTTATATTTTTTACTAAACTGAGCAGGAGAAATATACAACTCATTTTGTTGTAAAGCTAGTTCCTTAGCTCTTTCATTTAGTTTTAATAATTTTCTAAGTCCTACACTTTGAGCTTTTTCAGCGTTTTGTAAAAAGAATTCAGACAAAGTATCAAACATTGTCTCATTACCTTCCATAAGAGCTTTAAATGTTTTACTTACACTTAAGTACTCTAATTCTTTTTTGTATTCATTTGCAAGATTGTTTCTGATACTTTCAAATAATTCTTTGTATCTATCGTTATCCTTAACATTTTTTTCATGCAAATATTGTAGGTATTCTGAATGAGCTTTTTCTAAAGCTTTGTCTATAGTTTTTTCTTTTAGATAGTCTCCATAGATAACTTGTTCTTGTAAGTCATTGACATACCACTCGAATGCTGTAGCAAATAAGGAGTCAATATCAAAGTCAGCACCTGATAACTTAACAACCTCAAAAGGTAAGTGTATCATATTACCCATGTAAGAAGGTACAGTATCTACTATTTTCATTACTACCATTGAGTGCTTATCTTGTGTAGGAATTCTTACACCCAACTGTAGTAATATTTCTGGTCTAATTACATCTCCCTTTTTAAGTCCAAATTTATTTAAAACTTTTTCAGACACAATAACTTCAGAAACATAAGCATTCAAAGTATCATCCCATACTCTGTGTCTTAATCTGTGTTCTACATTTCCCCTTGTTTTGTTTCCTAAAGTTTTAGTTACAAGATGATACTCACCATTTACAAATATTACTTTAGATTTATCTTTTTCAGATAGTTTGTTAAACTCTTCTTCAGTTATTACTTTAGAATTGTGTTGTACTTTAATTCCAAAATCAGAAACTAATGTATATTTGTTACCTGCTTTTTTATGAGCTAATACCTTCTTAGATAAAAATGACAGGTACATAGCCTGGTATTTCTTCTGTATTACAGGTAGGTCCATACTATACTTAGGAGTTTCTCCTTGTAAACCTTGGAATAGAATAGACATCAAAGGGTCCTCTGTAGATTGCTCCATAGAAGCTCTCATAGAAGACATTAACTGTTCCCAATTAGGGTCTACCAAATTACCATCTATATCTATATTAAATAAAGAAGGTATTTTAATCTCTTCTAATCCTTGTTTTATTCTTTCTTGTTGTATTTGAAGAAAAGCTTTTTGTAGCTCAGTAGGATTAGTCTCTTGGTCCATAAAATAAGCAGTCATCATTTGATCTTGCTCTGTCCAAATCAACTGAGATTTTTGTGAACTATCTACAACTTCTACTTTAAAACCATCTGTATTAACTTGCTCTCTAATAGTAGAAGAAGATAATTCCTGGACTAGAGAAAGGTCTACTCTTCCATTATCAACTTTATTAATATTAGATTTAAAAGTTTTTACTGCAGAATCAAAAGTAATAAAATCTAGCTCCTGTCTGTACTGTTTTTGTAATAAATCATATAATACTTCTTTACCAGGTAAAGGTTCAAAAATATTATTAAAGATTACATCATACTTTTTATTTTTCCAAGCTTCTAGTAACTCTTCTTCTGTAATATCAGTTTGTTTTAATTTAGCAACCTGAGATATGGTAAGAGTATGTAAAGATGTTTTAATATAACTAAACATATCTCCTTGTACAATCTTTTTAGGTTGTAAAGTAGCATTGTTAGTTTCTAATGTTTTTAACTCTTGACTAGAAAGAGGAGTCACTAAATCTAATCCTTTATCTATTTTAGTTAAAACTTTTTCTACTGTATTAGTTACTTTTCCTAAAGCTCTTAAATATTTTTTTAGAAAACTTACCGTACCTATACTTTGTGCATCTGTACTATCTACAGGCTTTTGTTTATCAGAGTCTATTAACTCTTTATCTACTCCATGTCTTATAGCTTCAAAAGCAGAAATTAACTCTTCTTGAGATTCTACTATGGCATATTTAACATTGCCGACATGCATAGAAGGTCCATTAGCAATTAATTCAGCATTTCTTTTAATAACATTTTCATGGTTTTTAAATTTAGCTGCATAGTTACCATGAATATATAAATTAAATTTGAAACTATTTAAAAAGTCTGTAACAAAATATTCTCTTAACTTAGAGAGATTTACTTGTCCATTTCCAATATAAGACATAGGAATAGTATCAGACTTGTACTCACTATTCATTAGACCACTATCTATAAGGTCTTTCTCATATTGAGAATATTCTTGTGATAAGTATTGGTCTAGTTGTTCTTTTACTGTGTTTTCATTATCTAATTTAGTATCTAAATCAAATGTATCTTTTGATAATAAATCTTCAAACTCAGCAGGAAAATTAAAAAACTTGTTACCTCTTGCAGTATTAATATCTATTAACCCAGTTGTTTCATCTATCTTTCCATGATAATCTGGAGAGTATTTTATTTTAGACTTTTTAACTTCGTCATCTCCATTTAGTATTTCAACTTCTTTTCTTACTCTTTTAATAGAAGCTATCTCGTGAGACAATAAAGAAAACATCTCTTGAGCACCAGTTTCATTTAAAAAGATAGGGCTTTTCTTACTTTCAGTAATATAAATATCTGCTGGCATTAACACAGACAATACAGTAGACTTACCTTCATTTTGACCTAAATGTACCCATCTAAGTTTTTGTTTTATAACTTCTCCTGTAGTTGGGTTTTTATACTCTATTGTTTTGCTTTCAGTATCAGAAAATAAAGCCATTGAAAATAACTCAGCTGCAGTATCATCTAATCTTTTAAAAGAATTAGCTGAGTCTTTTCTCTTAAATAAAGCTTTGGTATCTCTTTGTACTAAACCATCGTGAACTGCAAAATCTAATTTACTAAATACATACTTTGCAAATTCTGGATTCTCTCTGTACTGCTCACTACTAAACATAGGATTGTATCGAAGCATTTCAGAAAGCATCTGAATTTCATACATATCCATATAACTATCCATAGTGTCAGTATAGAATGTCTGTATTCCTTCTAAGTCATTGTTATCTAATAATTCAAGAAGTTGTACATAATTATCTTCTTCACTTAATATTTTATTAAGCTTCATTAATTGTTCGTAAATATAAGAAGGATATATTTTATCATAAATCTGCTTACCTTCTGCATTCAAGAAAGTAGATTCTGTTAAATGAGGGTTAAATACAGCATTATATCTAGCAACCCTTTTAGACATACCTATAATGTTAACATCTTTAACATTTTGGTCTTTTTCTGATTTAGTAAATAAACCAGCTACACTATTTATAGTATTACCAGAACTTGCGACAGTGTTAATTAAATCATGGAATGGAGTTACACTTTCTTTTCCTTCTACTGCAAATATAGACTCTATACTTCCTTTGTAGGTATTGTAAAAATTATTTAAGAAAGCATCTTCTTTTATTAATTTTGAACCATCTCTGTTTAAAAGACTCCATTTAATATAATTAAGTTCTAAATTTATGCCCAAGTCTTTGTAGACTTTTTTAATATCTAAAGCCTTTTTAGAAAGCTCTTTTGATGTATTAACAGGTTTTTCTAGTATTTGTTTTATTTCTAATACCTTAGATAATACGTATTCTTTTCTGTCACTTTGCCCTTCTAGTATATTAGTATGCTCATTACTCCACTCTTGTACTTGTGTGTCATCTACTCCCTTAGAATTAGAATGGTACATAGAAGTAGTCCTTGTCTTAGGATCCATCTCTACCATATACATATTTCCTTTTATCTTATAAAAGGTAGAAATAAAGTCATTAAATAAAGGAGAGTTTTCTAACTCACTTATATTTCTAGCTTCAATCAAATCTTCTACTAAAGCAACAGTCATATTTAACTCATCAGCTATATCTTTTACTAAATTGTTATATACATCTTTAGAAACATTATCTGCAGTAGCTAATATTCTAAACTTGTCTAACAACTGAGGTTTAGGAGTGCCTACTAAATTTCTTTCAAGATACTGGTAAGTTTGGAAAGGGTCTATACTAAATTTATAAATATCTTTTTCAGGTAAACCTAAACCATAAATATCTGCATAAGCTTGTGTAAATCCTAAATAAGTTTTCATTCTTTTAGACAAAGTACCAAAACCACCAGTCTCCCAAATACTTTTTTGGAATCTTACAAAATCTCCATCATCTTCATCTATGTCATCTTCTATTTGTGTATCATAAAGTTTTAATTTCATAGATACATCTTTTCTTATCTCTTCTTTTATTGTATCCAAAGATAATAAAAATTGATAATCTTTAAATTTTCCTTTTGATTCTATGTAAGCTACCTTATTAGTTACATCATTTATATCATAAGATGATGGGTCTAATTTTTTTACCATCTCATCATAAGCTTCGTCAAAAGACTTAACAGATAGTTTATTAGTAGAATTTGTTTTAGCTGATTCATATAACATTTGAGCAATACCACTTACTACTATATTACTCATTCTATTATTTAAAAATATGTAATCAGGTCTAACTACTCCATCTGTACCTTTTCTTTTTACATTACTTCCATATACTTTGAAAGCAGGATTTTTTCTAATAACAGAATTAGCCTTAGGTTGAGCATTTTTAAAATCTCCATTGTAAATATCATTGTAAAGTGTAGATAAACCAGAAGACATCACCTTGTCTATAAGGTCTAAGAATAACAAATATAATCTTTTAAGACCTTTTGCCTCTGCTAATTTTTGTTTTTTAACATCTTTTTTAATAGCTTCTTTTGCAAAGTCATCTGACATTTGCTCTTCTAGCCATAACAAAGATAATTCTTTGTTAGAAATTTTAGCAGGTCTACCTAGCTCGCCACTAATAATATCTTTAAGATCTTTTAATTGTTGAGCTGTAGGTTTACCAAATTTTTTAGCTGCTTCTTTATAATAATAAGCTTGCTCTTCTTCAGATAAATACATTCTAAATACTGCGTGAAAAGCTTCGTGGTATTTAACAGAGCTATTTATTTTATCTTTTAGATAAATAACACTATTAAAAAACATACCTAAGGCATTACCACCTTTAAGAACATTTTCTAGTCTTCTTACAGGTATACCTAGTATCTCACTAAGTCTTTGTGCAGCTTCTTCCCTAGTTTCAAACTCTCCAAATCCTTCTGTAGTAAATGGAGGCTCATCATCGTCAGCTACTTCTATTTCTTCTGAAGTAGTATCTGATTGTTTATCCTCATCTTTTTTAGACTCTTCTTCAGAAGCTTCTGCTGGTTTAGTTCTTTTAAAATCTACAAGCTCACCAACTGTATCAATTATTTCATCTAAAGTTTCACTACTTTGTGTATTATTAACTATAAAACCTGTCCTATCTAAAAACTCAGTAAAGCTACTTAATAGCTCTAGTCCTTTTATAACATTTTCATTGTTATCAGCATCAAGGTTAGCCATTACTGTATCTAATATTTTTTGTATACTAGCTACAGGCCCATCATCTCCTTTTTTAACTGGAGGTTCAGATTTTACTTCAGGCTGTGGCTTAGCTGCAGGTTTAGCAGCTTGTTTTTGTAACTCTGAATGCTTTTTCTTACCCTTTTTATACTGAGTAGAGGTAGGTTTAATCTGTAATTCATTTCTTAAATCTGAAGATATAGACATCTTGTCCACTTCGTAAGTTTCTTCTGTAACTCTTTCAAAATCTGTAAGCTCTACTTCATATCCAGGATTTTCTTTATTACCTGCAATAAGAGATTGAAGAACTTTTAAGTGTTGTTTAAAAACTGTATTATAATCTTCTAAATTATTTATATCTCCTAAGTCTATAATTAAGGAAGAACTTTCTTTAGATAGTTCATTAAGAATATTGTTATACTGTACTTCTTCATCAAATGATGTTACTTTACCATTTACTTTTTCACCTAATAGCTCATTTGCAACATACATTATTTTAACACCACTTGGAGTGTTAACAGCCATAAGCTTAGATGACTTACCATTTACAAAAACATTTGTGGCTGTTTTGTTTTGATAAGTAGATGAGTTTTTTTCCTTATAGGAAGCTCTAAACTGGATGTTAGCTAATCTTTTACTTGCAACATTATCCTTCCAATTTTTGTTATCAACTGCTAATCTTATTTTAACAAAACTAAGTCTTTCATCTTTTCCAGACACAACTACTCCTACAGGAGCACCATTCACTGTAACTTCTGTATCAGATAAAGAAACAAGCTCATCTCCTTTCCTACTAAATAAGTCTGTTATTTTTTCTAATATACCATTATAAATAGCTTCTACTGTTTCTTCTTCTGTTTTAGCTACATAAGGTACTTGTAAAAATGGTATATGGTAAGAATTTCCTAATTTAATAACACCTCTAAGTTGGTTAGAATCTGACTTGTTAGTCATACTACCTATTAATGAAGATTTTCTTGTTTTTACTTTATTACCTTTAATACTAGTAGTAGATAAAAAGATACTTAATTTGTTTAACTCTTCAGCATCAGCTTTTTTGTCTAGTTTCTGAGGTGTATCACTTCCTTCTCTCCAGGCATATACAACAGTTTCTGATTTGTTTGTAACATATATAGTTTGTCCAAATCCTAAATCTATACCATGAGTAGTTGGTTCGTATTTATCTCTTAGTAGAGGTTGTTCTGATTTGTCATAAATAGTACTAAAGCCAGAGTGTTGTAAGTTTAAAACTTTTGTTAAGTATTTTTCTACCCTAGAAACATCACCTGTCTTTTCTAATTCTTTTTTAGAAGTTTCCCAAATATCATTAAGAGCTAAGTAATTAGCTACGAAAGCTTCTCCTTCTGGTGTAAACTCAAAAGTTTCTGGATCAACTAATGGGTTTTTTTCATTTTGAATTAAAGCTAATAAATTTTTATCTGTAAGGTCTAATGTCCCACCTTTTTTATGTTCAAATCTATTAGGGTCTAATAATCCTCCTATAAGAACTTGACCTTGAGCTTTGGCAGGGTTATCTCCTAGTATTTTAGAAAAATCAATGTATACTTCTACTCTTCTACCAAGTCTATTTCCTGCTTTAATTTTAAATTTAGGGTGTTCCCACTCAGAATCTGTTAACTCTACTTCTTCCCCTAATTTTATAGATACAACATTACTTCTTTCACTATCTGTTAATTCATATAAGAAAGCATGAATAGCTTTTTGAGCAGCAGCTTTTTGCTCTTCTGTGAGATATTTATCATATATCTCAGCTAGTTTAGAGTTACCTATGTAGAATTTATTTTTATTATCTTTTTCTTCTTTTCTTAATTTACTTAACTCTTCTTTAATCCTTTTTAATTCTTCAGATAATTTTTTTGCATTAGCTTTAGAAGTAGCAGTATTTAAATTATTTAAAAGTTCAATAGCTTTTTCGTAGATATTCTTTAGTAGTAATAACTTGGCAGCTTTAGCTAGAGAAGTATTATTTTCTACTTTTTGTCTACGTTCTTTAAACCAATTTAAAACTCCTGCCTCATCTAAAGAAGAAGCTTCTGGATTTTGTTCCATTGCTTCTTTAGCATTGTTGATGTTTTCTTGCTGTTGATCTATCTTTTTATCATGAGCTTCTAAATCTTTAGAAATCTCTTGGTACTCTAGCATTAAATCTACATTTACATTTCTAATAGTGAGTAGATTATTTAATTCCTTTTTACCTTCTTTAGATTTTTCAATAGCTTCTATAGCTTTAGACATAGCTCTATAGGCTTTAATAGCTGCTTTTTCAGAGTTATCTAGATCTTTAGTGTCTTCTTTTTTAAGTAACTTTTCTAAATCCTTTTTCTCCATCAAGAATAGGTCTGCTACTTTTTGTTTTACATTTTCTTCTACATTATTTTTATATTGCTCATCTGTAAGCTCTGCTGTGTTTGTATCTATGTTGTCCACTAATACATCTACTATATCTTGAGGCATAATAGAAACATAAGCATCATTTACTTTTAATTTTAATGCAGAGTTATTTATTTCTCTATTAGTTTCTCCTTGATACTCACTGTTAAATACATCTCTATAAATAGGAGCTAATGTATTTTTAATTAAGTCATTTGTAATATCAATAGCTTTCTTATTAAGTTCTTCTACTACAATAGCATTTGTAATAAGTTCTCTACTAATAGTATCTGCATTTTTTAAATATCCAAGTTTATTCTCTAGTTGAGTTTTTAATTCAGATATTTGATCTATTTTATTACTAACATACCTAGCTCTTTCTTTAGCTTCTTTTTCAAGCTGTGCATCTGTTTTATTCTTATTAGGGTCTATTAACTCAGAAGATTCTGCCTTAGCATCTAAAGCTTTAGGATTAATTAACAAAGACTCTCTTATCTCTGCACCTGTACTATTTTCAAATACTGCTATAGTTTCTTTAAAGTCATCTAATTTTCCAGCTTCTGCAAAAGTAATAATATCATTTACTAGTTGTGCTGTTGTATTTACAGCTAAAGATACATCTTCTTGATTAGCTTCATTTCTTTCTATGTCATTCTCATAAGAAGAGTGGATAACAGCTCCTTTATATAAATTTTTAAAACTAGAGCTTTCAATTATTTTATTTAAAGCAGTAACTTGTTCTCCAGCTTGTGCTCTTTCTTGTTTAATTTCAGAAACAGTTTCCATTACACCACCAGCCCATAAAGGACCACTAGCTCCGAAAACTTTTGATACGTTAGGGCTACCTACCATACCTGTAAATAAACCAGCTATACCCTCTTCCCAAGCATGGTCAAAGTCTGTATAAGTATCTACAGCAGATTGTAAGTACTGACCTATAATATCATTTGTAAAAGATAAACCTTCTCCGTCATTAGCTCTTAAAAGAATTTCTGAAGAATAGTTATCAATGACTCCTTGTTGCATTTCTTCGTTAAATTCCATTAAAGGATTACCAAGAACTCTTAAAGCAGTTACAGTTTTTCTTTTTAAATTATTTTCTGCTAATTCATAACCTGTTTTAGTAGAACCTTTTATTAGTCCTAGTCCTAATTTATCTTTTGCTTGATTCTTTAAACCTCCAACTACAGAATTAGGTCCTAAAATTTTATCTATACTAGTACCTTTAGTTAAAGGTTTTAATAATGTTTTAAATTGTACAAAATTAGAAATACTAAGTAAGCCTACATTCATACCAAACTGAACATTAGCTTTTTGAGTAGACAGTCTTTCAGCATCTTCTGCAGTATACCCTTGAGATATTAATTCATTGTAAAATTCTTCTTTTCCATGGATGGCTTCTATTCTACCTTCACCTACTGCAGAACCCACAAGACCAGCTCCTTGAGAAGCTAAGTTGATTCCACTTAATGTTTTACTAGTAGTTTCTAATTCCTTTAAAATATCAGCAGCTATTTTAGGTTGCTGTTGTCCTAATTTAAATAAATCATCTCCATTTTTTACACCATACTCAGCATATTTTTTAACTAAGTCATCTGTTACTTTACCTCCATTCTTAGCTAGAGCTTTCCCGAGCTGGCCTGCTAATCTTTTACTAAATGCTTTTGTTAAACCTGCATAGGCAGCTCCAGAAGTAGCTACCATAGATAAACCTGCTCCAATGGTAAAACCCATATTTTTATAAATAGTATCTGCCCAAAAGTTAGCAGTACCTAACCTTTGATACCAAGGAGTGTCTCTCTCTTCTCTAGTATAATATAGAGGATTATTTTTTTCTACTGATTTTTGCCATTTAGACATTAAGGTAGAAAAACTATTATCTACTATTTTATTAGCATCCCAATTAATTAAACTTTCCCCAATGGCAAAGGCTGTTCCAATAGTAGAATCAAAAAAAGTAGAAGCAGCTAAAGTACCCATTTGTAAAGTAGCTCTTCCCCATTTTTCTGCTGCTGTCTGAGCTAAAGCTCTCTGGTCTTGAGAATAACCTAAATTACTAGGATTCCAGTCTATCCCTTTTTGTAAAAAAGTGTTTTGTTCATCTATAGACATAGAACCTGTGTACTGACCTGCACTACCTTCAAACCAACTTTTTTCAAATTTAGAAGAAGGATTTAAAATAAGTCCTTCGTATCCTTTTGTATTTTTTAATAAATCAAATAATTTACTCATGTTTATCTTATAAATTTAAATGGATGTGGTACATATCACCTTGACCATGGTCATATAAACCTAATTCTTCTGCAATTTTTTTCATCAAGGTTACATTTTTATTACCTTGACTGTCTCTGATAACAAAATCTACTCCTCTTCCATATAAATGAGAAGAGTTAGGGCTAGCCTCAGTATTAGGATTATTTGAAAGACTTTCTAATTCTTCTAAACTTCTTAACGCGTCAGTTATTTCTATGTAATTCCCATTTTTTAAAGCTCCCATTCCTTCTAAATTAAAGAGAACCTGGCCCATTATACTATTAAATTGAGGAGCAACTTTAGGATCTATTCTTAAATCAGCATCATTTTTTAATCTTAAATTTGGATTAGAAATTACTTCAGTTATAGGAACACTATTAGAAAACATACCTTGTAGATATGTTTTAGTTTGATCTGTATTCATATCTATAGGAGTATAACTAATTAAATTTGAAACTAAATCACTTAGAAATATATTAGTATCTACTCCCTGAGTACTTAACTTACCATTTAAATCTTGTCTTAAAGTTTCTATGATTAAATCTTTATTTTGATGTAGTGCAACAGGATTTCTTACTATAGTCTGCAAAGAACTTTCTAGTAAAGCTACATCCTTTTCTGATGCTAAAGATACTTTTATAGGCTGACCTTCACCTATTTTAAAAGTGCCCACTAAAGAGTTTTCTTTATCTCTGCTCCAAATTATATTAATATCATTTTTAGAATTATCAGGATTATATCTATTATCTTCCTTGAAGAGAGAAGTAGTAGCATATCCCTTTTGAGATAAATCACTAGACACCTGTCTAAATCTTTCTATCTCATTTGCTTTTACTTGAGTAGTCAGCCCATAGTCAGGATTGTATATAATTTTGTTAACCATTTCTTCTGACATAGGAATTTCTATCCAATTTAAAGAAGGACTCTCTTTACCTACTCCCCCTTTTAACATTTTATACTCATTTGAAAAGTCATCAGTACTTAATGGTAAGTTTGGTATCTTTAAATCTAACATCCAACCTCTTGTTAAATCTTTTCTTATATTCCACATTAAAGGTTGATCTACTCCATTAATATTTGTTTTAAGAGTAACATCTTTCCCTTCAGTTTGCATAGTAGCAGAAACATTACTAATTATGTCTGCTAAATATTCATTTTGATTAGAAGTTAAAGGCATGTCTGTAGATACCAACTTTATTGCACTAAAGTCTACTAATCTATTTAACTCTGTATTGATTTGTGTAATTATATTATTATTTAAGTTCTTTATAGAAGTGTTAGTAGCATTATCAGTTAACAATAAAGAGTTAAACACAAAAGCATCATTATTATAAGTTCTAGGATTCAACATTTCCTCTTTAAAACTTTGCCACTCTTCTGAGTTATAACTTAACTCTATATATTCTCTTTCTACATAATTTTGTACAAAATCATTATATTCTTTTGTAATTTCAGGGTCTTTTTGTAAATATTCCTCTGCTATATAATCTGCGTAGTAATCATAAATAAGATTTGAATCAAAATTAGAAGTTTTAGACTTAGCATCTATAAAAGCTTCCCAAAAGTCAGGAACAGCCCCCCACGACCCTATTTTTTCAAAGAGACCTCTTTCTTTTTTTACCTTGTCATATCTCATTTCATAGGTAGTATTAGCCTTTTGTCTCTCTACTTCTTCCATATCTAACCCAAATCTTTCAAACATTGCATTTTGAAAGTTATATAATAAGTCATAACTATTTTTATAATCTAAACTTATTTTATTTAAATTGTTAAACACAGTACTTTCATTAACCATATTTCTATATCCAGCTGCAACTTTATTATAATTATCCCTATACTGCTCATCTAATCCTGTATCTTCAAAAGGTAAGAAAGAAGCTTGAGCAATGCCTAGATCATCTACTTCTATTCCTAACTGCATTTCATTTGCAATAGGAGCTAACTCTGCAGGCATATTTTTAATATAATTTTCAGTCTCTTTTCCAGCCATTTCACCTACTTCAAATATATGTTCATCATAGGAATCTTTTACTTTGTTAGTAATAACGTAGAGGTCTTCTAATTTTAAATCTTCAAAATCTTTACCTACTTTTTCTTCTATTACATTTACTATTTCTTTTTCTTGTTCAAAAACACCTTCTTTAACAGTAATAGTATTCCATAAATCTGCATCAGGTTCTGTATCTCCAGTACCTCCTCCTCCTCCACCAGTGTCTACTATTTTTATTTCTTCAGACTCTTTGGTTTCTTTGTAACCTATTAATTCTGCAGCAGGTTCTATAACTTCGTTTAAATAATCTTCATAAGTAGCATCCCTGCCAGTATTTTGTTTAAACAAAGCTTTAAAGTAAGCTACTTCATCTGTGTTACTTTCCCATTTCGACAAAGCAGGAGCCATACCTCCAGATATACTAGGGTTTGTAAGTAGACCATATATTCTTTCAGTAGTTCTATCTTTAGAATAAGTACCTGTAGACTCGTCATATAATAATACATTACCTGTAATAGGGTCTTTTTTAAAAGCTAAATTATTAGCACTAATTTCTTCAGATATAAGAGGTTTAATTGTTTTATCTAACCATTCTGCAGTTATACCTAAATAATCTTGGTTTTTTAGATAAAAGAAAGGTAACTGTTCTTTAGTTAAAGCTTGTTTAGGCCTACCTGTTTCATCATAAACATCGTGAACTCCATTTTCTAAAGCCCCTTTAGCTTTTAACTCGACAAATAAAGGAGTCCAGTTAGTTACGTCATCTTTTATAACACCTAGCCTTTCATCTTCTGCAATTGCTTTAGCTAAAGCTGTAATTTTACCTTTGCTAATATTACCATTAGTGTATAATTCTTCAGATAATGATTCTATCTGGTAATTATAATCATCTAATAACCCTTGTCTGGCTTCTTGACTAAATACCCCTGCATCTGGAATAAGAGTATTTAACAACTCTATTTGTTCAGATTTAGTATCAAAGTTTTCTTGTTTCTTTGATAAACCATAAGCAAGTTCTTCAAAAGGAAGCTGCCAAGGAGTAACTTCTTGTTGTCCTGCTAATTGTAAAGTTTGACTTATTGGAATTGGCATAATTATTCTCCCTCTGGTTTTCTAAATTTCATAATATCTTCTTCTTTCCCAGTAGCTAAAGCTCTTATGACACTTTTCATATTATCTTGAGTTATAGTAAACTCAGGGAAAGCTTCTCTCAATACTTTTAACTGTGCAGCATTAGTAAGACCTTGGTTCTTAGTTAAACCTAAATCTACCAAAAGTTTACCTGTTTGCTCTGCAGATGTAAGTCCAGTAGTAGTGGCTAAATCTTTTCTAGTTTGTTTATCTATTGCTTCCTTATCTGCTTGTCCAACATTAAACTGAGACCTTTGCATATCTAACTGGTCTTTTGACATAGCTAACTGAGTGTTTAATCTGCCAGCTTCTAGTTGAGCATCTTGAATAGCTTTAGTAGCACCAGCTGCTACAGCAGATTTCATAGCATCACTACCTAACTGAGTTAAACCTGCTCTTGTGGCTGCAGCTTCTTGTCTAGCAGCTCTTTCTAAATCAGCAGTACTCACTTTCTTCTCTTCTATAATACTTCTATCTCTACCAAGATCTACTGTATTTTCTCTGATACTTCTCATAGCTGCTAAGTTAGCTAAAGGAGCAACTGCATTTCCAGCTAACTGAGTTATATCTCCAGGAGTTAGATTACTTTCTCCATCTTCTCCATCTTTTTCTTTCTTTTTTTTCTCGTAAAGAGACTTTATTTTATTATACTTTGAAGAGTAATCTGGATTACTCAAAAATCTTTCTGAAAGACTTTTAATTTTAGGCTTTCCTGCAGCTGTTTCTTCTGTAGAACTGTATATATCTCCTTGAATACTTGGAGTTCCCATCTCGTAATCAAACTTGTTTTGCTTGAACTTATCTAATTTTAAACTGCCACTTTTTGGTAATACTTTTAGAGATCTTAATTCTAGGTCTGTAAAACTGTTTTTAGGTGACTTTGAGTTTTTACCACTTTTAGAAGCTTTCCCTCCATCTTTAAAGTTAGGTAAAAAGTTTTGATCTAAAGTCCCTCCTGGCTGTTGTAATTTATTAAAACCTCTAGAGAAGTCATTTAAATTATAAGTTTTTGTAAAACCCAATTCATTTAATCTAGCAACATCATTAGTACTTAGAGTTTGTCCTGCATTCCCTGCATAATTTTTAAAAGAGTTATATTCACCCATAGTGTAACCATTTTTTTTAAGTTTAGCAGGTTTTTCTCTGAGTTTTTCCTTTACACGGGTCTTATTTTTCACATTAATTTTAGCACGAAGTCCTCCATCTTTTTTCATGTAATTCATTTGATTGAGTACAGACTCAGGTAATTGTGGTAACCCTTTATTGTCAAGTGGTGTAGCTTTTAATGAACCACCTTTTTTATATTTTTTCATGTTCTCTCCTCTATTTACTAAGCCTTGCATTTCTTTGGCTTTCTCTTGTTTAATATATAATTCTTCTTCTGCTAGTCTTCTAGTAGTTTCACCTTCTTTAGAATTATCTTTTGATTTAATTAACTTTTTAGCATCTTTACTAAATGGTTTACCTGTTTCAGGGTTAATAGTTGTATCACTAAACACTATTCCTCCTTTTGTAATTCCTTCTCCTCCTTCTATTTCAGCAACAGCTCTTCCTCTATGTTTAGTAATTACTCCACCTTCTTCATGTAAATATCCATCTACCATCTTACCACCTTCAGGCATCAATTCCATTTCTAAAGGTAGTTTAGTTCCAAATTTACCAAATGGTAAGGAATTAACTTCTGAAGTTGTATTCATATCAAAAGTATCAAAACTATCAAGAGTATCAAAACCTTTCATTACACCTTTCATTCCACCTTCAGCAGAAGGCGTACCTCCTAATAAAGATTTCATACCACCTTTAAATCCTTCTGGGCCTTTAAACATTCCTTCAGCTCCTTCAGCTCCTTTAATTCCTCCTGCAAATCCACTAGCCATATCTGCTATAGGAGCTATAGTATCAAAAGCTTGTTCAGCTTTACCTAGTCTTTCACTCTTTTTATCATTACCTTTATTATAAGCTATCTCAGAAGAACCTCCCATTACATCACCTACTCCTTCTGCAATATCTCCAGTACCCATAGTACCTCCAGAAAGAACTGCAGAGGTTGTTCCTACAGCTGCTTTACCAATACCTGATGCAATACCAGCTGCACCTGACTTATCTTTTTCTTGAACTTTTTCATTTAAACCTTCAAAAGCTCCTCCTATTATAGGAATTGATGATAATGCTCCTGTAAGAAATCCTGCAGCACCAAGTCCAATAGTTTTACCTATACCCTGGTCTTTAGCCTCTTGCCTCCTTTTAGCTTCCTCTATTGCAGAAGTTTTAGTAGTACTGCGAATACTTCCTGGGTCAGGCTGAGTACTCCTGCCTAATACCCCTTTTCCAAATTGGGCAGTAGGTAATTCTAACTTAGGAGCTGCCACATTATCTCCGTAAAGATTTATGCCCATTCTCTCTAAAGAACTCTTTTTAGGACTTTTCACTTTTGCCTTTGCTTTCGCTTTTACTTTTCTCATCATTTCGATATAATATATAAAGGTAGTAAATTAAATAAATCTATTATAATTTTTAATTAATATTGTTTATTAAAAACTAATTTTAGATTTATCTATATTAAATTTGTACACTAATTTCTTAGGATTAGCAGTTTGATAGATAAGTCTTGTAATTAAAAACTTGTCTCTTAGCTTTTCTTTTCTGAATAGTGATTTGTTGTAATCTATTACATTTTGGTTAGGTAATTTATCTATATAGTAATCAGACTGTATATCTTGCCATCTCTGTGTAAACATAGGCAGAGTCTCATCTACTACATTATTTCTAAAGCCATTTAAATTCCAAGTTCTTTCATATTTATTAATTAGTATACTTTGATTATTACTAGGCTTTTGGAAAGGAGATACCTTAGGTTCTAAATTGATTAGACCTGTACTTTGGAAATTATTATAAATAACTGCCTTGTTAAAAGTAGTATCATTATCTATTACATACTCTCCATACTGGCTGTTATAGTCATAAGCATCTGTAATTAAACTTAGAGAAGCTGAACTAAAAGTAGATAGCATATTAAAGATATTTACTTTCTCTACTATAAAAGGAGATAAGTATTTACCTTTATTGTGCTCATATATACTGTAGTCTTCGTAGTAATGACTAAACCATTGGTTAGTATTATTGTATAAGAAGTTAGGAATATAACTATGGAAAGATTTAATACCTTTGTCCATAGCATTTACAGAGATAGTCCAAGATAAGTTTTCAAAAAACTCTTCATCTTGAAAAGTAACTTCTTTATATTCATAATTAGAATTAATCACTGTTCCAAAAGTATTATCTCTACTTGTAAAAAACAGGCTTCCTTCTGGAACTAACTCTCCTTGAAGTATATCTTGTAAGTCCTCTATTTCAAAGTAATAGAAATTATTTTCATCTATAATTTTAAAATCCTTTTTAGTCAATATCCATCTCTTATTTCTTTCGTCATAAGTAGACATCATACCTACAGATTTATTATCTAGTATTCCTAAGTAAGGATAGTCTGTATTTGTAAGTTTGTTAAACTGGTTTAGTAAATTTAAAGGTATTTCTCTCTTACCCCAGTTAAAATTACCATCTAAAGTAATTTCACTTAATCCTTCTCCAGTTAAACAGAATAAACTTCCTTTGTCTGTAGATGGAAAGAATACACCATGCTCTGTAACTTTAGTAGCTTCTTTAAATTGACTACCTGCATAACCTGTCTCAGTAACATTTAAACCTTTTTCTGGAACATCTAATACATCTCCTACTCCTACAAATACAGTATCTAATGCATCAGTATTTAATTGGAATGGTTTAACTTGTTGTATAAACAAAGCTTGTGTAGTATGTGCAAATAAGTTATCTGAATAAGTAAATAAATTAGTTATAGGGCCATGATTAGTTGTTATATCCTTCTTATCCTCTGCTAAGAAAATTCTCATTCTATCTATACTCTTGTCTTGTTCACCTTGTTGAGAATAAACTATTCTGTGTGGGTATTGATTTAAACAACCTCCACAATATAATTTACTATTAGTAATAGGAAAAAAGAATTTAAAAACATTCTGAATAGAATAATCAGTATTATAAGCATAAAAGTTTTTGACATATTCATTATCTATATACCTTTCAATTACCTCGTTTAGATCATCCTTATCTGCTTCACCCCAAGTTGTACCACGCCATCTTACAAAATCCCAGTTTCTAAGAAACTCACTTTCTCCTCTTAGTGGAAAGAAAGTATTTTGAGGTGCAAAATCTGCTAAGTCTCCCACTGTTTCATCTATTTGCTCATGTCTTAACTCTGCATTAATCTCAGACTCTACAAAGTAATATGGAATATCTTTCCATAATTGTTCATAATCTTTGTTACTCCAATTTCTAGTAACATAATTTCTTAAGAATGCAAACTTAGAGATAAAAGTATCTCCGCCATAAGCCTTAACTCTACTGAGAACAAATCCTTGGTCTACTTGTGGAGTAGCTGTCTGAATACTATACAAAGGAGAATAATCAAAGTAACTAGTAGCTATAATATACTGCATATCTAATAAAGAGCCATAGATTTGTCTATTATTTATTTTAGCAGCTGCGTATATACAATAACTACAATTTAACTGCTCAGCAGTTGGGGGTTCATATTTATTTACAGCAACATAGTTTATAGAAGACCACGCAGCAGAAGAACCATCTCTATAATCATCATTATCTACTATAAGATGAGCAGCCCACTGCATCCATTGGTCTAAATAAGGTAAAGGGGTTCTTTTATCAAGATTTAGAAATAAAGTATCTTGTTGTTGTACATTTACAAAATTGATAAAATTTTCTTCTGGTTCAAAATTTCCAGTGTTAAAGTAATCTCTTCTGTAGAGATTCTTAGAAGAAATAGGATAAGTACCATGAGGTTCTATTATCTTTTCATCTATAACCTTGTAGTTGGTATTTAACGAAAAGTAATCTTGATTTAAAAAGTTTGTATTATATAGTCTTAAAGGTAGCCAATTATTGTAATCTATAACATGATGAGACATAACTTTTTCTTCTCTAGCTACCCATATACCTCTATTTCCTCCTCCACCTCTCCATTGACCTTGTAAAATTCCTTCAGCTTTAAGGTAGTCCATATTTAACTCTTGGACATTAAACTTAGCTTTAGGAGAGTGAAAACTTACGTTAAATACATCTATAGCTTGTTCTGCACCTTCTATTCCTGCGTCACTATCTGAAAAATTCATACAGAGTGTGCTGCCATCATTCCTCCCAAAAAGCATTCCACTTTGGAAACCATTAGAAGAAGGGTTATAATCAGAACTATTTATCCTAAGACCACCTGCAAATCCAGCGTCAAACCAATGTCTATTACCCAGACAAGTTTGAGTATGGAATGCATAATAATCTGAATTAAAAGGGAAAGACCAATCAAAAGTCATCCCAACACCTTCTGAGTAAGTGTTTGTTAATATCTTAAGAGGGCTCTCTGGAAGATCCCCAGATTGCAATGGAAGGAAATGAGCTACGTTATGATAGACAATACCTTTGTCTAATACTGTTTTATTATCTACAGTTCTTTCAGCTCTTACTATGTAATAACCTTGTACTTGGTCTGCATATTCTGCAGGAGCTACTATATTATAAAAGTCTACTCCTAAAGGTAAAATGTATTCCTTATCCCATAAATTCCAAAAGTGAGGTTCTAGAGCATTGTCAGGCATCTTGTGATGTCTTATCTTCCCCTCTGGAAATATTCTTTCTCCATCACATTCAAAATCTGGATAATCAAATTCACTTTCCCAATATGCTAAATAACCTGTACTAAAAGGTAAACCAAATAAACTACCTGGAGAAGAATCTTCAGTAAGCCAGTCTTCATTTTTTATACTATTGCCAAAAGTATCTATTAAAGCAGAATTCATATATGGTGGATAAGGTCCTCCTGTAGCATCTGGATCTACTATACACCACTCTTGTAAAGCTGTATTGTAAACTTCCCATCTTTCTTCTGCTCCAGGCATGGAATCTGCGTCATTCTTATAACCAATATCAGTATTTGTATGTCTTATATCACTGAGACTATAATCATCCCAGTTACTATCACTCAATGGTGGATAGGAACCACCAGGAATAGCTACAGTAGGAAATCTATTTACTCTTTGTCCTACAAAAGATATGTCTGCATTATTTCCAGATCCATTAGTTCTGTTTTTGTTTAATAAGTTAGTACTAATAGGAGTATTCCAAGCAGCTTCATTTTTAGGTCTACCAGGGATATGAAATGCTGGAGAAGTAGTTCCATCTTTAAATACCCATACAATACCTAAGGCATAGACCTCATCCCTCATATAACTTCTGTTATCAAAAGTAGTTCTAGCATCTGCAGAACCTGAGTATCTGTTTTGTACCTCTTCGTGAAGGATAGCTCTTGTAAAGTATTTAGTTTGAATTCTATTAGCAGCTTGTTGGAACTTTCCCCAAGCAATATCTTTATCTTTTAGATTTGCTCTAAATAATCTATTATCAAATATTTCTATAGTCTCAGAACTTTCATAAGAAGCTCTATCTACTGTAAGGTCTACCAATGAAATAGAAATAGAGTTATCTCTTACTCCTCTAAATACATAAGTAACTTCACTTTGTGTAGTCAAAGTAGCTACAATATAAGGTTGAGAAATCCCTTCTACAGTCTCTATTGCTATAATTTCAAAGTTAGGATAACTAGTATCTAGTCCTGAAATATTTAATTCTATAGAATAGTTTAACTCTGTAAACAAAGGGTCTCCACCTTGTCTCTGTTGGTAGCTACTATTAAACTGACTTACAAGTACAGGATTAGAAAAAGCAATGTAGTTAGATACATCATTAGCTTCATTTTTATATCTAATAGCAAAATGGTAAGCCCCTAACTGACATCTACCTCCTGAAGGTATAACTCTGTTTAAGTTTATTACAGGGTGTGTATATCCTTGCTCTAATTCCATTAACTGCATATTCCAAGCATCTGTAGCATTGGCAATAGCAGCATCTACATTATTAATTGTATAATCTGAAAGTCTAGCTAAGTTAATAGCTTTATCTGGATTAGTACCATCTACAAAATAGATAACTGTCTCACAAAGATTGAGAAGTCTCCATTTACCTTTGATATATTTATGAGTAGTAAAGTTTAATCCAGTAGATACTATAATATCTTCTAGGTTACCATTCTTATTATGTCTTACAATTCTAGAAGGAGAAGTAGGATTTATAGGTGCTAAAAATAAAATAACCTCTCCGTCTAAAAGAGGTATATTTCCTACAAGGTTATAACCTTCAGGAATGTCTTCTAATTTGCTGTATCCTACTTCATTGGATATAAATCCAATGTCTCCTTCGTCTGAATTGTATACACCATTTAAAACAAATCTAGTAGTATTATCTGGCTGATTGTTAGGAGATGTATCTGTCATAATACTTCCTACAGCTTGACTTGCACTATTAGGATTAGCAGACCTAGTAGATAATTTATTACTACTTTTTTTGTAATTCAAATAATCTTGGTAGTCTTGATCCATATCTTTATTTTGTCCTCTTTTACTCATTCACTTTATATTTGTTAGTATGAAGGGTGGCTTTTACCATTTAAATCCCATCCAGTAGGAACTCCTAAAAACTGATAGAAAGTATCTATCTGCTGGGTAGCTGGGGCAAGGTTAAGTCTATGCCACATTATTTGTTCCATTTCTTCTAAAGTAGGCATTTTAAGTTTGCCTTTTACAACTGCTTTCTTTATAGCCCAGTCTGATGCATAGTATTGAAATCTAGAGTCTGAACCAGCTTCCATTATATTAAACCTAGACTCCCATATATTCATAAGTACATAAGACTTAATAGCAGATTTTACATCCTCATCATCTGGAATTAAAAATTCACCATCTAAGGTAGGGTCTGCCATATAAGCTATTGCAATTAATCCTTCTTTTAAAGAACTAACCAATGTATCTCCTGGTACTACTGTGTAGTCATATTTGCAAGTATAGTCTAAATCATATTCTTTATTACAAAAATAAATAGAACTAAACTTATTAGTAGGTCTTAGCATTACCTTCCAATTTCTATTAACTAAATGAGTAGCTAAGTTGTCAGGGTTTAGTAACCCAGGCATATTATTATAGCTTGTGTAAAATTCTTCTAGGTCTGTAGTAGACTGAGAAATGTCTACATACTCTTTATGAATAACCATATCCAGTCTAACTAAATCTTTAGGTAGACAAACTTTATAGTTCTCTAACATTAAAAATTTAACCTTAGGAACTAACTGCTCATTTGTCTGAAGCTTCTTTAATGCTCTGTAAGCTAATTCATATATCAGACCTTCATCTACTATATTGTCATCAATTACATCTAGTACTTGAGGGATAACTGCTTTTAAATCTATCCATTTATCAACTTGCATAATTCTCTATTGTATTTTTGTATTTAATTGCACTGCTTGTAGCCCTAGTATTACTTCTAACAGCTTTAAATCTGTAAAAAGACTTATTAGTTACTACGCAGGATTTTTTATTCCAATACCATCTACTAGACCATCCAGATGAATGTAAGTTTTTATGGTATACTTTCTTTTTATCATTAGGGTTGTTTTTATTCCATTCCCCATATAACTCTCTAGTTAAATTAAAGTCTATATTCTTTTTAGGGTTAGAAGGTTTAAACTTTTTAATATAAACTCTTCCCATTCTGCTAGGGAGCTCATATTCATATCCTTCTTCTATAATTAGTTTACTCAGTTCTTTAAAAAATGTTTTAGCTATATCTAAAAATAAATCTTTTTCTAAATGATGTTTGTGAGTAGATAAATGGTCTCTTTCATAGTTCTTAAAAATATCTACTAATGTATAAGTCTTTTTTGCCATTATTCTTTCCCTTGTACTGTTTCAACAGACTTTGCATTGTTTTCATTATCTTGAGGTAATTGATATGTTGCAGCTAACTGGTCTGTAACTAGTTTATACATTGTATCTACTAGCTCTGTATCTATTGGAAACTCATCACTAGTTACATCATAGCATTTAGCAGGAGTTTCATTACCCTCAGAATCACATATACTAATACCCTCTAGTTCAGTAGGGTCTTCAAATAATCCTTTTAAAGATACTAAACACAATCTCAAGTCTCCTACTACAATTAATCTATCGTCATGAATAAACCACCCATACTTAGAAAGCTGAGTCTTTCTGTACTTTTGGTATTTATATTTAGCTAAGCTTATTTCAGGGATTGTAACACCATCTAAAGTAGTTACCTTAAGCATATACCCATTTCTCCAGTTTAGAAGCTTAGGAAGTGGCTTAGACACTAATACAGGACAGTCTTGTGGTACACAAGGACAGTCATTTACAAAACCTTCTTCTAACTTAAGACAAGGTATATATTGAAATGAGAAGTCAGATATTTTATACATTTTATTCTGCTTCTCATACAATAGTCTAGATCTAACTAGTTTCAGTAAATGGTAAATGTGCATATCAGATAACTTCTTATCATCTGAAGCAAGTCCAGAGTTAAACAAAGTTTGGATATGTGCTATGTGTTCATTTATAGTCATCTTTATAAGATTTTACCCCCCAGTTCCCTGAGGGGTTAATTTAAAATATTAAGATAGTGGTATATCCACTACTAAAGGTTTATCAAATCTATTCTCTATGATTAGATAACCTGCTGTAGAAGTCCACCCATTTGATTCAGAGTAAAAGTTACCAGTAAATAAAGAAGGACATATAATACTTCTGTAGTCTGCATTATCTTCTCCAATAGTTTGAGTGTGCACTACATTTTGAGAACTTCTTCTTGTGTGGTAATGTCCAGATAATAAAACATTGAAATATCCTTGTTTACCATACTGGAATAAAATCTTACCCATATCTTTAGAGCTAAATCCTAAATGTCCATGTGTCATAATGTAACAGATATTATCTATTACTTTAGTTAACACCATAGGACTAAAAGAGAATTGTACTCCTTTACAGTTGTCTTCTAGAAAGTATGCTAATAACTTACATACATCTCCTTCAACATCTTCTTTGTTACTAGAGGTAACTCTGTCGTGGTTACCACTAACCATATAAACCTCTTTAAGGTTATTAATTTGAGATAAAAACTTTCTAATTATCTCATAGGCCATAATTACTACATTACCACCATACATACCTGATTGCATTCCTTTCCAAGAGTTGATGTGGTTTAATCCAGTAAAAGACTCAATAAGGTCACCTAGTATTACTAAGTGAACTTCTGAGTATCTAAAACTATTAATATCCTCAGCTACTTGGTCTAGATAATCAGTTACTACCTCTACACTAAAATCTTTAGTTTTAATAAGACCTTCTATATAAGCTCCTATGTGGTAGTCTGCTGTTACTGCAACTCCTATCTTACTTCTAGGGTAAGACTTCTTAGCTGCTTTAAACTTTGTCTTAGAGTTCTTAATGTGCTCTAATAAAGTTTCTTTCAATACAGAGGAAAAATCCTCTTCTTCTTTCTGGTAATCTGGAACTACACTAATGTTTACTCTGTCTCCATTAGTCCAGATACTCTTAACCTTCAGGTTGTCTTTGTCTAAGTCTTCTACAATTTGTTTGTAGTCACTGTACTCTGTTTTTTCTGCTTCTTGCATATTTTTTCTACTTGTTTTTCTGTAGTTCTTCCAGAGTTGTCTAGCATTTTCACCTGAGTAATTTCCTTTTGTATCTTTTACATCAAAGGTTTCTGCTAAATCTGTCCAGGTGTATTTACCTGGTTTTCCTGAATTCTCTACGAGGTATTCAATTAATGCTTGTTTATTCTTACTTAATTTACTCATATTTTAAGATATAATAGCCAAAGGTACAAAATAAAAAAGAACTATTATAATATTTAACTAATTTTATTTATATTATAGTAATTCTTTTTTTATAGAACATTATATGATAAAATTATCTCTAAATATCTAGTCTTTATTTTAAGTGTATTTAATATAATCTACTATACTTCGTATTTTACTAACTCAAGATTTACCCAGCTTATTACATCTGCATCTTCCCAAGTATCAACATAAGTAAAGCCATCTAGTATTACACCAAATTTAGCACTATCTGTTGTAAGTAATACTTCAACTGAACATACCTTGTCTATGATGTTATCATTTACCAACTTTACTTCTGTTGTTGGGTTTGTTATTTCTACTTTGAATTGTTCAAATTTATAAGTTGCCATATTTTTATTTTATGTTAGTGATGCGCCATCCCAAGTAAACTGGCGAATAAATATAGTTTTTCTGGCGGTTATTTTCTGCCCACTTGATAAATTAGTTCTATATCTGTCTTTGTAAAATCCGTGTAAAGTATTCATGTGGTAAGTTGTTGATGTCCAAAAAGAATCACTACCAGTAAAACCTTGATAGAATGGATAATCTCCTAATCCGTGTTGCCCACCATAATCAAAAATACTTAACATTTCACGAGCATTTGTAATATACCAATCTCCAAACCCATCAGTTGTGTAAGGCTGCCCAGCCATCCAAGTTGCCCAATCTTGAGTAATATTGCCAATATCCGACCTATTACTTAAAATGTATCCAAGTACATCTGTGCCACCATCCCAAGTAGACCAATCAATTACTATATTACTTGTAAATGTTTGACCACCTAATATATCAGTAAATCTATCAGTAGTGCCAAATCCGTTATTATATGGCAATGTAGTATAATCTACTAATCTCCCTCTTTTCAAATTACCATCATCCCCAGTAGCATAGCTTGTAGTTTGACCAGTTTTTAAAGGCATTGCACCTTTAGGTTCACTTCCAGAGTCTAATAAAGAAGGAGCTAACTTATTTAATTCTACTAGTTCATCTTTAATTTTGTTTAGTAATATTATGTCTTGGGGGTTATGTGTAGAATAATCTGCCATAGGTATATATTAACTACTAGATAATACTTTGTTTAATTTTTTAAGCTCCTCCAATATTTTATAAAGAAGAATTATTTCTTGTTTTTCTCCAGCTTTTCCAATAGTAGGAGTTACTTGTACTTTCTTTGCCATTGAGTTTATTTTAGTAAAATAATGATAATAGGAATGCTTATTGAAAGTCCTCCTATAATTAATCCATTTTTTAATTTATTAAATTTATCCTTTCTTCTATAAGAGATTATAATTTCTTCCTTAGTTCCTATAATATCATCTTTTAAAACTATTTGACTTTTTAGATTATCATTATAAGAATTTATTACTTCTAATTTCTTATTTAGAACTCCTATTCTTAATTCTTGGTTATAAATTATTAAAGAGTCTAGTGTAGATTTTTCTTGTAAAAAATCCAGTTGATAACCTTCTTTAATAATCTTTTTAGTTTGGCTAATATGAAAAAGAGTAACAGTGTCACCATTTACAACTTTAGTTTTAGGATAGTTAGTTATATCTGTCTGTGAGTACACTGTCAATTTGACCAATAGTGTAATTATTAATATCACTAATTTTATTTTCATATACTGTTTGTATCTTTATCTTTTCAACTATTACTCCGTCTTTATAAACTATTAAGGAATCTTCTAAGTACTGTAATACTTTTATAGAGTCTAAATAAATACTATTCTGTAACTCTAATTCCTCTATTTGTTTTTCTAAGCTTTTTATCTCCTGTTCTTTTTCAAAGATTTTTCTATCTAAAGTATCAGTCATCTTATCTGCCAAATACATCAAAACAAATACTACTCCAAAGAATAGTATAATGTGATAATGTTTGCTTAAAAAATCAAAAACTTTTTTCATTAGTTAACTTGTAACTTTCCAGAAAATCTTATATCTACTACTGTGTCATTTTTATCAGTTGTTGCAGTAAAATAAAGAACACTACCCTCTGGTACAATAAAAGGTTCGCCAGGAGTTAATTCAACATTAATTGCAACAGATGTATCTAGGTTTTTTCTTACTACAAGATATTTAGTATTTGTAGAAGGATTAAATACATATCCTCTTACAGTAACAAGAGGACTAGAACCTTGTCCAGTTGCTCTAGAAGCATTTATAACCAACCAAGATGCTACAAAAGTATGATTAGCAGGTACATGAAAAATACCTTGTTGAGTAACACCTACTCCTGCAGGTATTTGTGCTAATGCAGTTCCTCCTAAAGTAGCTAGAATAACTATGTTTCCTTCATTAACCTGTCCAGAACCTGATGATACTACTTCTACTCTATTTATTCCTAACCAAGTAGTTGTAGTTACTATAGAAGATGTACCTTCTAAAAGTATAGTCTGTGTTTTAGTATTTCTATTTTCGTCTATACCTGTTATCTGTATACTTCTTGCCCCAGTACCACCTCCTGCTAAACTAGTGTCATTACCACTAGAAGAAGTTATAATTAAGGTAGTAGGAGTTGTAGGGGGAGTATAAGTGCCACCAAAGGAAGCAATAACTTCTTCTGCTGCTGTATCTATATCTGAGTTGTATCCCCATTTATTCCAAGTAGTGACACCTGATCTTTTACCTATGGCTACCTCATGGTCAAATGAAGTAGGCCTAGTTGATAAAGCTTTGTTATCTTTTCTTAAAGGGTCTTCAATAGGACTAATTACTTCTTCTAAAGATGTAGCTGTCTTTTCTTCTCTTACAACTTTAAGAATTTCATCTATTTTATACCAGATTTTTTGTTGTAAACTTTCACTGTTGGTATTCCAACTTGAGTTTTTAATACTCTTATTCATTTTATCTTTTTAACAAGTACAAGTAATTCTTCCTAAGTATTTTTCAAGTTCTCTTACTAAGTTGCCAATGCTTGTATCATCACTACATCTTAGCTCAACCTCTCCTTCTTCCTCTCCACTATCAAATCTTATCAGACACAAAATCTCAAAGAGATTAGCAGCCATAATTAAATCTTCTAGTCTGCAATCTCCTTTGCCTAAAAACATATCATTAGTGTATTTATTACCTAATGTAGCAAGTTTACAGCTAAGTTCTGTCTTAGCACATTCTATGTATTCTGGAGTTATCAACCTTTTGTAATTTTTAAGTATAATAATGCAGTTCCGCCTGGGGTACTTTTTCTAGTTTCTACATAAATATAAGCAGGCTCTCCTTGATCTGTATTACTAGTAAAAACACCTCCCCCCACATCTGTAGTAGAAGTTGCACCTGCTGCAATATTATAAGTACCTGTGGCAATTGTCATAACTGTTGTAGCATCATTTTCGTAAAATATTAGTTCAGCATCATCTGAAGCCTCAATAGTCTTTACAACAGATACTGTAAAACTATCAATAGAGTATTTACCTGTAAAAGGAAAGAATACTTTATGCTTTACCAAATAACCAGTCTCAAAAGAAATTGGAATAGTTATCATTTCCTGTTTATCTGCAACATTATATTCAGATATTATTTCTTTAGGTAAAGATCCATTCTCATCTACATCTGCTGAAAAGTTAACTTCCCAATTTGAACCATCATAATATGCATTTATTTGATGAGTTTTATCTACTAAAGTTTCAGGAATAGCAGTGCCAAAAACAGTAATAGTATTTCCGTTAAGGTTTATATCTGCTTCATATCTAAATCTATATTCTGTTCCTTTTACAGGAGTACCAGATGATTGAATAGTCCAGCTAGATGTCAAATTTGATAAACCTTTAACTATATACAATGTTACAGGAGATATAATAGGTAAATTTACTGTACCACCACCAGATGTTAAAAGTATTTCTTGTATAGTATTTATATTAGGCATTATTATTAATTTTTAATATGTAGAATTTTTATATCATGTATTTTAATACTGTATGCAGTAGAGTTTCCTATTTTAAAATCTATATCAAAATCAGAAGTAAAATCTATTGCTACTGGTTGTAAATCCATCATGCCATTACCACCAAACGTATGAGGATTATTAGTAGTAAAAACTGTTCCAATAATATTCATAGAAGTAGATGATGTTCTAAATATCTTAATATTAACAACGTAGTATCCACCATGAAAGTCAACAAAATCTGTTTTATATAAAGTTAAAGTAGGATTAAAAAAGTTTGCAGTATAGTTATTAGTTATATTATTAGAATTTACAGTCAACATAAAATCATCCGAATTTATATTACTAGGATCATAAGGACTTTCTGAAGATAGTTTTACTGTAATATCTAAATACTCACCATCGGAGTCTAATGTATTTGCAAGTATAGTAACGCTATCTGCTGGAAAATATTCATTTAATAGCTCTGTGGAAAGAGTATTATGATTAGAATGAATAATAGACATATTATCCTCTCCACCAGCACTGTTCTTTACAAAGATAAAACTTACTCCTATAATATTTGCTGATGTAGCCCAAGAATTATTTCCACCTATTCTTGTCATATCCACTCTTAAATCTCCTGTATTTTCTATGGTAGGATTATTAGCTACATAGATTTGCATATTCGAAGAGTCTGCAGTGTCAAATATTTGAATATAAATAGTATCAAAATTTTCATCCACTATAGTATCATAAAAGTTATTAGTATAACTTATATCATTACTATTGAAATCATAGTCACTAAACCACCATTCATTCGAACCTGCTGAATTATATGCAGATGCAGTTGTTTGTATGATTCTGTTTACATTGTCATAAGGCGTAGCATTAAAAGTTGTACTTAGATATTGTATTGTGAAGCCTCCTGTTTGTCCATTTGCTCCTGCAGGACCTTGAATACCTTGGATTCCTTGTGGCCCCTGTGGGCCTTCAGGTCCTGTGTCACCTTTAGGTCCTTGTGGACCTTGTGCACCATTTTGGATAGATGGAGGAATTACAGAACAAGCATAACAAGAAGTTGAGCTATTATTTGAGTTACAATTACACATATTTTTAACAAGTTTTACAGTTATAATTTTTTAAAAGTTTAGTTATGTTAGTGTAGATTTTGTTGAAAGAACAAAGGTCTAAACATTGGTAACTAAATACCAAAGCTTTGTATAAAGCCATTACTTCTAAGAAAAGAAGTTTTAATTCATTTTTATTGCAGTCTCTACAGTCTGCATCTATATAAGCAAAAGTTAAAGCTTTCATCTGACACTCTAGCTCACATAGAGATAAAAAGTAGAAAGATGAAGTGACAATTTCCCCAGCTTTTAAAAGCACAGTATATTTAAAATTATAAACACCATCTATAATTTTTAAAGTACCAATATTTTCTGTTCCCGTAGACAGGATTAAATCAGCAAATATAATATCAGTGCTATCATTTTCAGAAGGAGTTATCTCAATATTTTGGTAGTCTATACCAGTTGTAGTATTAGAAATAGTGACATAGCTATCTGATGTATCACCTACTCCTGAATTGGGTGAACCCCATCCACCTAAATTATCTAGAGCATAGGCTCCAGTTGTCTCTGTAAAAATAAACTTTTCACAATCTTGTGAAGTTACTATAAAAGAAGTTTGTACCATTAATTTAAGTCTTTTTTGATTGTGTTATAAGAATTGATAAAATCTTTTATTCCTCTTATGATACTCTTACTATGTACTATTTCAAATTTCTCATTAATAGAGACAAGTTCAATAGAAATTAAAGCAAGTGCTACTACCTTAGTAGCTATAAAAGGTATACTATTAAATAAAGCCAATACTTCTCCAAGTATTAATTTATCTATAAGATATATTGTAAACACACTAGTTTGGTAAAAAAACAATTTAGTAACTAAGCCTTTTCTAAGTATTGTACTTTTAAATTGTTTTGGATTTGTTTTTCTTACAGCCCATATACCAAATACTGTATCTGTAAAAATAGCTATTCCTACTGCGATAATAATTGGTATAACGGGTGATATAAATGCTAAAACAGCTACTGGTATATATGCCATAGTTTTTGATAAAAAGGTTGAAGAAGATGATATAGTTAATTCAGTTTTCATAAACAGTTCAATGATTCTATTAATTTTTCCTTGTTAAATAGTTTGCAATCACTTTCACTATCTCCAAAAAAAGGTTCTACTAAAATAGCAGGAGCTTTTGGGTTAAATATTTCCTCAAAACCTCTGCCACCTTTTTCTACCTTTTTAGCTCCCCTGTTTTTAGCACCAGTGGATTCTGTATAATAGTGACAAAAATTACTTCCGAAAACTCTACCTTTTTCAGAAACAAATAATGCTTCACATCCTGAAGCTTTTCTGTTAAACATATTAAAATGCAAAGCCACAACTAAATCATAATCTTGTGTATTAATTTTACTAGCTGTGTCTTTCATTCTTGCAGTATAGCTTCCTATTGAAGCATCATGTATATAAACATCTCCTAATTCTGAAAGTTCAGGAGTAAGGGACTTATACAGTCCCCACTCCGTTACTTTTAAAATCTCAGAGTAAGCACCCTGGGCTTTTTCATTATGACCTATTATAAAAGCTTTTTTCATTTAAGCCTTATTTTTTGTCTTTATTTTTAAAAAACTCTTTAAGTTTTTCAAAGTAGTCAATCTTTACAATTGGTTTATTATTTTTCATAATTATAGATTTATAGGTTGAGTTAATTGAGACGAGGTAAAGTTAAAATAAACTTCGCTGTAAACATCACTACTAGAATATGGGCATCCTTCAAAGCCATTAATATTATTTATTCCAGCAAGTCTCATTTGAATGACTCTTTGTAGGCTAACTGGACCTCCTACATTTACAGGATTAATTATTAATTGGTTTCCATAATAAGATCTATCTGTACCACTTTGATCTGTTGAAACATAATACATAAATATATCTGATTGGCCTGCTACACTTAAGTAACTACCCATTGAAAATATATCTACTCCCAATTTATTATTAAAAGTAGACATATCTACACCTGTTTCTGATCCAAAATAAGTCTTAAAATAAGGAATATAAGTATTTATACCTGGACCATTACCAAAAGGAAAATCAGCCCCTGCAGCAAAAGTAACAGCTACTCCATCGTTAGTTGGGTTTGTTTTAAATGCAACTTTAGATGTTATAAAATCAGTATTTAAATCTGGAGAATTTATATTATTTCTAGCAGCTAAGTTTGATAATTTAATTTCAACCATATACCAACTATCTGCTACTAAAGATGTAAAAGGAATTGAAGCTTGTCCACTATTTACACCACCTGCAGGATCTAAATTATGATTACCTGGAAAAGAAAGTCCTGATTGTGGGAATACTTCTACACTAATATCTCCTGATTGAAATTGATTTTGCCAACAACTTATATTTATCCTTACTTCTGAACCTACTGTATATGCTACGGTTCCTATATCTATACTCATATTATATCCAGCTAAAAGATGAGTAATCTGAGAAGAACCTGTTCCACCTCCAGGAGATGAAACTTCTGTACCATTTCCTGCTTCATCAATTACATAATATTGGTTTGAACTTCCATCAGGTCTAAGTAAACTACCTTGAGCATAGTAATGTCTTTCACTTGGATTCCCAGATGCGTCAAATATATAAGAATCTATCTGATTAGAACCAGACTGTATAGCCCATTCAGCTGTTATTATTATATCAAAAGGAATATAATAAGCTTCAAAATAATAAATAGATACAGGAGCCCAAATCTCTACACCCTCTCCAAGTCCTTGTAATAAAGCAATATTTGCTGTACCAACAATAGAAACTGCTCTTAAGATTACATCATTTGGAGCTCCGCCTGGGTTACCAAAAATTGCACTACTTACTAGTTCTTCTATTTTAGTATAATTACCTTTAAATGGCAATTTAACTCCGAATGCTTCAAATGACTCACCTATTAAAGGTTTTGTATAATCAACATTAGGGTCTGTAGTTAAAGGGTCTTCAGGTAAAAATACAGGAGCTGATATTTCATCTTCTATATAAAACTCCTGTCTTTCTATCTTGTTATCCTTTAACCAGTCTTGCAGAGAAAAGGAAGGGCTAGGAATACTAGATCCTAAACCTCTTTTAGTTTTACTTGTATTTAAAGGAAAAAATATATCTTTAGGTATTTTCATTTTTATTAAAATTTAAAAGTTGTTATTTCATTTTAAGGCTATTGTAGTAATCTACTAACTCATGTAATTTAGGAACTTTGATAAAAGACTTACTTTTATGGCAGAGGAGCTTCTGCATCAGGAAGTACTACCTGAATCCCCCCTGGATATGCGATAGCTGACTCCCTTCTACCAAAAACTTGACCAGACTCAGCAAAGAAAAATATATCAGATGTTTTCTTAATTAAAGATATAAAATTAATATTTATAAATGTTTCTACTGCTACTTGTTCTCTTTCTTCAGAAAATGGTTCTTCACCATCTCTACTTGAAATTAACTCTGATGATTTATTACAAGTTATTGTAAAATAAATATCTCTTTCAACATTTGGTATTGAAACATCTGAAAATCCTTCTGACGTTAGACTTCTTAAGATAGTAGGAGTTTCTATTTTTGTAAATAGTTCTAAACTAGGTTGATTCATTCCAAAAAAATCAGGGCCAATAGAAGGACTAAAAATAGAAGCAAAAGAAGGTCCTCCTACTATAGTTTCTTGTACAAGATTATCTTTGCCATTTTTATTATATGACCAATAACATTTTACTACAATTGGCTCTCCTTTAGAAAGATTGTAAACACTATTCCAGAGAGTATTTGCTGGTGATACATAAGACATGTTATCATAACTTTGTTCTAATGCTGCATTGTAGATCCCTTGTTGATCACCTCTAGTTATTTCTAGAACTTGAGGAATTATAACATCTGTATTAGGAACATTATCCTCTTTGGTAAAAGTAACAGTTGCTTCTAAATCTTCTCCTGTATTAGGATCTATTTCAGTTCTTTGGTATGAAAACCCTCCACCATTTCCTCCTTGAGTCCAAGAACTAAATTTTATTCTCCAATATCTACCAGAAGTTGTCTCAGACATAACAAATTCAGTTCCTACAACATTATTACCAATACTCCCTGCATTTGCACTATAAAAATTAGAATAATTTCTTGTAAGAACATTAGACAAATTACTCCAGCCAGAAAGGTCATCTTTAGTATTTCCAGATAAATATATAGCTGGTCCAAATGTAAAAGAATCACCTTGTTTATATGTATTAGCATTTATTCTAAATGATTGTAATACTTGCTCAGTTTCTGATAAAAGAATAGGTTCATCTGTATAAAACATAGCTTCTCCTGCTGTATTCCGAGGAGAAGGTTGAAAATTATTTTCACCTAACCAACTTTTTAAAGAAAAAGATGGAGTAGTACTGCCTGTTACTGCAGTCACATTACCTTTTTTAGTTTTAACTATATTAGGTGGTAAATATAAATCTTTAGGATTATTAGCCATTTTTATTATTTTTTATTAGTTTTTAAATTATACTACTGTTGTAATAGGCATAGATACCCAAACATTACTTGCTACTTTTATATAAACTAAACCTCCTCCTACAATATTTGGACAATAAAGTTTAGCTCCAACTATTAATCCAGCATAAGATGTATTTAAGACAGCAAGAGATTTAGGAGTAGTAGTAGTGGGACTGTAAAGAGTTTCACTTATATTATTATACCCAACAGCAGTTAATGTTGGAGTATTATTGAATGAAATATTTGTACCAGACATGTGCTCAGCAATCCAGTAATCATTACCTCTAGATATGAATCTAACAGTTTCCCATGCTTTTATTTGGTAATTAGATGTGCCACTATTGGCATTGTTTATAGATATAGTTGGTCCTAAATCAAAAGGTCTTATATACATAACTGCATTATTACCAGCAGCACTATGTCTAACTATAATTTCTTTACCTACTGGAGCATTTTCTGGTAATCTAACATTTGTACCGCCAGAAACAATAATAGTAACAATGTCAAAAAGGATTACATTATTTGGATCACTATCAGACGAAGTTCCACCTAATGATCCACTGGTTTTAACAGGCTCTTCTCCCTGAATACCTTGAGGTCCTTGAGGGCCTTGAGCTCCTTGAGCAGCTAATAAAGCCCAACTTACTGTATCTCCTTGTGGGTCATCATTTCCTGGATCTCCTGCTATATCAGCTATACAAAACCAAGATGCTCCACTATAACCTACAGCATCATCTTCTACATAAGAAGTTGTTGGGTCCCATTCACCTCTCCATGTTAGTCCAGCAGGACCTACTGGTCCAGCTACACCTTGAGGTCCAGTAGGACCTTGTGCTCCAACAGGACCTTGAGGGCCAGGAATTCCTGCTGGCATAACCTCTTTAATTATTTTTTGTAAATCTAAAGAGTCGTTAGGATGAGAATAAGTAGCTGAAGAATTACTCAAAGAATTAACTTGTACTTTTTTACTAATGTTAATTTTATTATTTGCCATTTATATATGTATTTATTAGTTTTTAAATTAATGACTCCAAAAGGAGCCCTAAGACTCCTTTCAGATTAAAGCTTATTTTTCAATTAAGCGTCATAAGTAACTTGGATGTGAACATCATTAATTTCTGCCCAAGTTTCAATAGCAGTTGGTACTTTCAAAGTTTCAGCATCAACTGTACCAGTAGGCAAACCTCCTGAAAGGTCAGCTGGAGTAACAATTACTGTACTTTGTAGATTTACATCTCTAGTTCCAATTGCACCTTGCTTAGTAGTAGAATGAGTAATAATTACTACATCATAATAGCCACCACCAAGAGATAATAGATCGTGAGGGTATTCAATTTTTTGAACACCTACACCTCTAAATTGAATATCATTATCTCTTCTTTGTTGTGTCTCTATGTACCAATCTTGGATTTGTTTTGCAGTACCTCTACCTTCAAAAGCATTAGATAACTTAGCAGTTGTAGCAGTAGTGAAGCCAGAAGTTAATCCTACTTCAATTCTTACTTTAAAACCTTTAAGTCTGTCTTCAGCTTGGAATTCAGGTCTGTCTAATCCAATAAGAGCAATTTTATCTGCATCAGCTACATCTGCAATAGAAGTAGTATCAGCTAAAATAATTGCTTCAGTACCTGCAGAATAAGCAGCTTGTAAAGAAGCAACTTGCTCTGCATTAAAAGTATAAAACTTAGTTACAGTACCATTAGGACCTGTATAAGCAAATACTGGAACAGCTACACCTGCAACTAAAGTAGAAATACCTACACCAACACCACCTGTTAAAGTAGCACCTGAAAGAGAAGCACCACCACCAGTAGTTGCTAAAGTAACAGAGTTACCTGCATCACCAGGAGCAGTAACAGTTACTACAGCACCTGCAGCAGTTGCACTAATTCCAGCAGCAGCTAAAGTAGCATTTCCTGTAATAGCATCAGCAATTGTACTTGCTGCTAATGCATCTATTCCAGTAGTATCATAATCTACCCCTTCTGTAAAAGTTACACCGTTAACAGTAACAGTATCTACATCAGCTGCAATATTTACAGTTATAGTACCAGAAGCAGTACCATCAGTTGCAATAGCTAAAGC